TTAGAGCGGGGGTAAAGCGACGTCCAAGGCCTCGGAAAGCGCCAGGTCACCGCGCTGGCGGATGGAGAATTGGCCAGCGGGTTCTGCGGCACGTAGCGTGGCGAGATCCGCACTGGCGAACAGGGCTTCGGGACTGCTGGTCTCCCATCGCGCCAGCACTGCCCCGTCGCTGCCATAGGTGATTGCGTAGCTCTCGGCCCGTTCGCCCAGCGGCGTTTCGACTTCATCCAGCCATAGCCAGCCGCCCCTGGCGCGGCGGGTCCAGTGCAGCCGGAACGAACCATCGGCGAGGCGCGTCCAGCGCGCGTGGACAGGGCTTGGCGGGCGGACTCCGATCCCGCTCAGGCCAATGGACGAACGGACGAGTTCGCTGTCCGCCACGCCGATCGCCAGGACCGCGCCCTGCGGTGCATTGCCCACCTGTACCGGATCAAGCACCGTGCCCGATCCGTCGAGCAGGACGAAGCGCTCGCCGGCGCGGTGCCCGCCGACCTGTCCCTCGGTTCCACCGCGCCCGCGCCAGAAGCTGGAGAGGCGCCAACGGCCCAAGCCGAGGGGCTGCGCGCTGGCAAACTGGATGATCTCTTCGCCCAGGATGGCCCGGTTCGCTCCCAGGGCGAGTTGCCGCATGGTTGCACCGCTCAAGGCGAGGTCGGCGGGGATCAATGTGACGTCGACGGCCGAATGGCGGTCAAACAACAGCGGCGAAGCGCTGGGCAGAACGCCCAGTGCAGAGCCGATGATTCCCCGGCTCCGCCCGGTTGGACCGAGGGGCTCCAGCGCTCCGTCGCCCCGGTCGAGGAAAAGGCTGGCGCCGCGCCAGCCCGGGCTTGCGCTAGAGGCGACGGCGAGGACGGTGGGAACAGTCGCGCTTTGCCCGTCCCACGGCAGTTCGCACACCGCGAGGCTGGTCTTGCCGATGGCAACGTCGGGCGGTGGATTGACCCGACCCGGATCGGCCAGCTGGTCACCGGAGATACCGCGCAGCGGCATGCGGGTCAGGGCGAGATCCACGCCGTGATCGCGCCATTCCCAGCTGCGTACGCGCCAGAGTCCGCTTTGACCGGGCAGGCTCACCGTAGATCCGGGGCGGACCCTGGGATCGAGCTGGGAAACGCGCCAGGAAATCGCCTGCCGGTTCCAGCTAGCGCGCATGACTGCCTGTTCCACCAGCTGCCGGGCAGAGCCAGCGGACAGACTGGCCGGGAGTTCGATGGTTCGGGGCTGGCCGGGAAGGGCAGGCCCCCCTGCCCGCTGAGCTCCGGGCTGATAGTCGCGTTCCAGATCGTAATAGCGCAGGACGCGAACCGGCGTTTCCGGTGCAGCGCCGCGATGCTTGGTGAACCCGGTGCTGCGTCCGAAATCGTCCTGATTGGACGCGGTCGACGGAGGGGGAAGCGGAATGACCGGACCGTCCGAGTCCTCGGGCAAAAGCACCAGCTGCCCATCGCTCGCGTCGAGGTCCATCGGAATGAGCGGCTGAAGCGTGGCCAGCGTTTCGGCCAGGGAGCCATCGACGGACCAGCCGGCGATTCCGCCAAGCGACACTGGTGCGGAACTGTCGGGCAGCACGCCATCAAGCATGGCGGACAGCGACAGCGGCCCGTCATCGCCGATAACCTCGAACGACAACGAGGGGATGCGGTTGCCATAGTCGCTCAGGTCCAGGTCTTCGAACACGACATAGGCGGTGCCGCGATAGGCCGGGCAGCGGTTAGCGCCCTCTGCGGCGGCAATCAGCGGGTCGGGACGCTGGTCGCCGTATCCGGCGTGAAACCGGAAGCGCCCGCCGACTTTCAGGTCGCCGCCCGCGCCGCGCAGCAGTTTCCCGTCGGCCCAGACGCGTCCGACCGAAAGCAGCGGGCGGCTGGACAGCGCCACGGCAAAGCTGGCGGAATAACTGTAGGTCGTGACCGAGGGGGAACCCTTGCCGCCGCCCTGGCTTTCCTTGTGCTCGACCAGGTCGGTCGACCAGATGATCTGGCCCGGCACCCGCATCCTGCCGAAATGGCGCGGGATTGCCATGCCATAGCTGGACGTGGTGATCTTCAACTCGTTGAGCCGCGGGCCTTCGCGCGGGCCGGGGGCGAAGATCCTGGAATCGACCGCGCTGCCGATCAGCGAGCCGATCGCGCCGCCGATGGGACCGCCGATCAGGGTGCCGATGGCACCTAGGACAATCGTTGCCATGAACTTGCTTTCATTGGGTGGACAGGATGCGCCAGTGGCCGATGACCGTGCCGTCCGGCAGGTCGGGCGAAACGACCACCCGGCGCAGGCCCGCATGGGCGTGGATCCAGCTGGCCCCGATCCCGGCGATGGCGAGGTGGGTATGGCTATGGCCCAGGCGGATCAGCACGACGTCGCCGGGCAGGGCGGGCAGCTCCGCTGGGGCAAAGCCGCAGCTTTGCGGATCAGGCAGCCAGGCCAGCGGATCGGTCTGGCGCAGGGAATAGCCGCTGGGAAGCTTCACTTTCCGCCCGCAGGCCTGCAGGGCCAGTTCCAGCAGGCCGATGCAATCGGTGCCGTAGTGGCGATCCCGTCCGTTCAGGCGGAACGGCACCCCTTCCAGCGCTGCGGCGGCTGCGGCCAGGTCTTCGCCGGTCATCCGCCGGGCGAGGCATAGCGGGTGATCAGGTCGTTGCCCGGCAAGTGTGGCTCGCCCTGAAAGTTGACCGCATTGCCAAACCGGTTGGCGCAGGTGGCCAGGGTGCGGTCGCAGCCTTCGCGCAGCATGATCCGCGTGCCCTCTGGCGGTGCGTGATCGAGCGGGGTGTCGAGCATGATCGCGCCGTCTTGCTGGCCCAGAATCTCCATCCGCTGGCCCGCATAGGGTCCGTCCAGCCAGCGCAGCATGCCGCCGCGCAAGGCGGAGAGCGCCGCTTCGCTAGACACGGATAGCAGCCCGCTCGCCGGATCGAAGCCAACCACTCTGCCCTCATGGCTGAAGCGCGCGGCGGACAGCGTGCAGCCCGGTCCGCAAAAGGCGGCACGGCAGCCGGGGCTGGTGCGCGGCACGGGATCGCGCTGAAGCTCCAGCTTGCGGCTTTCCAGCGCGGCGGAAAAGCCGTTCGCTTCCTCGGTCACTTTGCCGATGGTGCCGCGATAGACGGCGTGGCGCTCCAGGTTCTCCCAATCGACCAGGCCAATCGTCACCCGCGCGCCGTCATAGCGGCCGAGGGCGAGGTCGGCGGCGGCGATGGAATCGTGGCTGAGCACGCCTTCCACTTCGGCGCTGTCCGGCTCCAGGTCAGCCGAGCGGCGGATGGCCGATGGCACCATGCCGGGGGCAGAGCGATGGAGCAAGCCATCGAACCACAGGTCGCGGTCATGGGTGGAAAAGCCCAGCGCTACGCCGTCGCGCCGCTCCACGCGCCAGAAGGTCGCGACCGTTTCCAGCGGCTCGCTGAACCATACCCGGCTCATGCCGAAGCCTCGCGGATTTCGATCACCGGAACGCTGGGTGCTTCCCCGGCGGCAAAGGTTACTCCGGACAGTTCCAGCTGATCCTCGGCAAAGCGGACCGGCACGTCGAACAGGAAGCCAGCGCGGACCTGCTGTCCGGCGGCGGGCGCGGAATGGAGCCGGATCATCCCGCCCGGTTCCAGCGTGAAGGCGGTGGTGGTGATGCCGTTGACGCTGACCAGCAGCGTTCCGCTGCGTGGACGGGTGATGCGCCGCACCTGCTCCGCATCGCCGGAGCCATAGCGCTTGACCAGCGGGAAGCTCGCGCGCAGCCCGTCGCCGCTCCCCAGCAATTGATCGCTCGCCGTAGGCGCGCCGGTCATGCCGTTGGAGCTGAAGTCCGAAGGATCGCGCAGGCGGAATCCGCGCGCCGCGCCGCGCCGTGCGCGGAAGAAGGACAGGAGGACGCCCAGGTCACTTTCCGAGCGCACCCCGGGTCCGATGTCGAACCGCAGCCGCGCGTCCGACCACAGGCTGCTGCGCCGTTCAAAGCCCGAGGCCGTTACCGATACGCTAGTCGAAAATTCCGGGATGACCGAGGCATTGCGCCCCAGGTCGAGCGGATAGAGCACGTCGTCAAATGGCAGCATGGCATCCTCGTCGGCAGAAGGGGGCAGGCGGACGTAACCGTCGCGGCAGACCTGCGGCAGGGCCCAGACAAAGCGTTCGCGGCAGCCGCGTTCGCTGGCCTCGTCGATCCCGGCATCGATCCGCCGCCACTGCTCGCGGTCCACGGCGTTGAGCACGAACCCGGCGAGGTAGTCCGTCTCCGCCGGGGCATAGCGCAGGCGGGCGAAGACCAGGTCATAGGCGCTGCGGCGCTTGGCCTCGGCGCCGCCGGTCAGCCAGTCGTAGTCTTCCACCTGCAACCGGTCGAAGGCGGGGGCCGCCCAGCCCAGCGGCAGGTTGGCGCGGCGCAGTTCCGGCGTGGCGGGATCGAGCAGACCGGGCAGGAAGGCCAGCAGCAGCACTTCGCACGGGGCTGGCGCGGCAGCAGCGCGGACCGCATCGCGCAAGGCATGGGTCGAACTGGCCAGCAGCGCACCGGCTTGATCAAGCAGCGCCTTTTGCGCGGCATCCAGCGGCTGGCGCAGGTCGGGAATGGACACCAGGTTGCCGCCCAGCGCGGCCCTGGCCGCATCGTCATAGATGCAGGGGCGGGCGTCCTGGGTGATCCACCACCATGGCTCGCCAATCTGGAACCGCACCGGCAGTCCGGCTTCGCGCATCAGGATAACAAGGCTGCGCGCCACGGACTGAAGCCAGGCCATAGCCTCACCATTCGCAGGGCTGAGCAGCGCGGAGGGCGGGTCCCACCCGGTCCGCCCCGCCTCGCCATTCGCGGCCTTTTGCTGCCAGGCGGGCGGGCAATACTGGGCAAGCAATTCGTAAGACAGCGAGAAAATCGGCGAAAAGCCCGCATCGCGCGCGGCGACCAGGAACGCACGGTGCCAGGTGAGCGCCGGAGTGCAGAGCGGCTCGCCCGTCCGGGCAACTTCAAAGCCCCCGCCCCCCGCGGTCAGGCGCATGAAGTGGCTCATTCCGACATAGTGCAGCAGGCTGCCGCGATAGCCGAGCTGGCGCGCATTGCGGATCAGGCGCTGGGGCGTCTGGTTGGTGCAATCGTCATAGGCGGTCGCCATGGCCAGCCCGTGCGGCGGGACGATCACGTCGCCGATTTCCAGCATGGCATGATGGCCTTCGCAGCGGATCGCGCTCAGCTCTGCCCAGCCGCTCGCCGGGGCGGAGAGCGGCCTGGTGCTGCCGGGGACATAGCCCGGCGCGACCAGCGAGATGAACATGCGGTCGATGCTGTGGGGGTAAACCGGCTGCGCTTCGGCGGGCAGGATGAAACCGCCCGCCAGGTTCGAAAAGTCCAGCGTGATCGTGGCATCGGTCGCGCTGCCCTGGGCATAGTTCCACAGCCGCACGTACCAGGTGCGGGCATTGCCCGCGCTGTCCCGCCCTTCGATCGTCAGGGTCGGGCCGTGGACCGCGTCGAGCGCGATGACGCCCGCCGAACGCCAGCGAAAGCGAAGCCGGGTGTGGGCATAGTCGCGGTTGGTGGCATAGCGCAGCAGCGGATGGTCCAGCGTGTCGGCGCTGTCCCAGATCACCCCGGCCAGATCTCCTTCGCGCATGAACAGGGCATCGACGCGCAAGGCGTCCGGGGCGGGGCAGGTCAGCGCCGCCATCATCGGGCGCGGGAAGTTGACAGTCCAGAACCGGGGATCGAACCGCTGGATCCAGTCCCCGTCCTGCCCATCGCGGCGGGCGGCAAGCCAGAAGGCCATGTGCGTTCCTTTCGGGTCAGAATTCGCTGAGCGCGCGGCGCACGGCACCGGCCACCTGGCGGCTCGATCGCTGCAAGGCTTGTGGCGCGCTCACGCCGGCTGGCGCGGCGATGGTGATATTGACCCGGACATCGCGGGCTCCGCCGGGCAGAGCGGTTTCGATCCGGCCCGCGCTGGTCGGCACGAACAGCTCCGGCCCGCGCTCGCCCACGACATAGCCGCGCCCCGGCGCAACCGGACCCCCCGTGGCGCGCCCCGGCAGGCCCAGCAGCGAGCCGACCAGCCCGCTGATCAGGCCGCCCGCGCCGCTATTGCCGCCCAGCCCAACCGCGGAAAACAGGGTCTGGAGCGATTGCGCGGCGATCTGTTCGATCACTTTCATCGCAATCCGGCCAAGGTCTTCAAAGCCCAGGCTGCCTTTGCGGATGGCCGCCAGCAGCCCGCGTTCCAGCACGGTGCCGGCCCGCTCGAAACCGCCCAGCAGGCCGGTGTCGAAGGTGCCGCGCATGGCGGCAATGTCGGCGGCAAAGCCCTGGGTATTGGCCCGGACATCGATCAGCAGGCTATCGACCGCGTCGGTCATGTTTCACGCTCCATCATGCGGTTGAGGTCAGCTCGGTCCATTCCCGCGCCCGGTGGGGAGAGGGGCGAAAGCACGGCGGCGAGTTCCGCCGGGGTGGCGTTCCAGAACTCGCCCGGACGCCAGCCGAGCAGCTGCGCGGCAAGGCCGGACAGGCGTGCGGCGCCAGGTCCGAAGTGCCCGGTCATGGGCTAGACGGAGCGACCTGGCCTTGCAGGATCTGGCCCAGCAGGACGCGCAGGGGCTTGCTCGCTTCGGCCAGGCCCATGGCGATTACCGCTTCACCCACGCTGTCGCGGGACAGGCCGTCGCGGCTTTCCAGGCAGTGCCAGAACAGCGCGGTGAGTTCGGCCAGGCGCAGCTGACCCGCCCCGGCGCGCTCGACCAGCGCGAACAGCGGCCCCAGTTCCTCCTCGGCAGCGACCAGCGCGGCAAAGCTGGGGCGCAGCAGGCGGCTTTCGCCCGCAAGGGTCAGGCTGGTTTCGCCGCGATAGGGGTTGGGCTGGCTCATGCCCCGGTCACCGGGCCAGAGCTTTCCAGCTGCAAGGTGTAATTGCGCTCACCGTTGAAGTCGCCGGAATAGTCCAGCTTCTGCACCAGGAATCGGCCGCGCAGCTTTTCACCGTCTTCAAAGCTCAATTCGTAATCGTCGAGCGTGCCGTTCATCGCATTGGCGCGGACCTGGGCTTCGGCGGCGCTGCCCAGGAAAATGCCTGCCGCGCTGACCGAGACGGAGCGCACCCCGGCGCCGGAGAGCATTTCGCGCCAGCCGCCGCTCTGCTTGCTGGTGATGACCACTGGATCGCCGGCAATCGACATCTGGGTGGTGCGCAGGCCGGCCACGGTCTGATAGACGGCAGGGCTGGCTCCGTTCGAGATCTTGAGCAGGAAGGCGCTGCCTTTCTGGGCTGTCATGGGTCTTGCTCCTTTGGTCAGTCCGCCAGCAGGCGGAAACGGTATTCGATCAGGATCGCGCGGGTGTTGCCGCCGCGCTGTTCGGCGCGGGCGCGCAGGAACTGGCTGGTCACGACCTGAAAGCCTTGCTGCGCGGCGGGCAGGGCGGCGATCCGGCTTTCGATGGCACCGATCAGGCTGGCCGCGCTGCCCGGCTGGTCGCCCCGGCAGTGCAGTTCCAGCGCGACGCGCACTTCGCGCCCCGCGCGGTCCTTGGCGCTCCAGTCGGTGCTGCCGCTGGCGGCGAGTGCGAGCCAGGGCAGGGCGGTGCGGCCCGGCGCTTCCTCGGTCACGGCGTTGAGCTGCGCCGCCAGCTGCGGGTCAGCGCGAAGCCACGCGATCAGCGCGGCGCGAAACGGGATTTCCATGGCGGTTAGTCCTTGTTGAACAGCGGCCAGACCAGCCGCGCGTCGCGCCAGGCGCGCAACGGATCGCGCCGCCTTTGCGCTGCCGCTTCGCCCAGCCGCCGCGCCTGGGCCACCAGGCGTTCGGCCAGGGCGTCAAAGGCGGGCAGGCTCATGCCAGTCGCACTTGCCGCCAGGGCCGCCACAGCGCGGCGATGGCGGCGGGCGGCGCGGCAGGCGCAGTTTCGGCCTCGCGCTGGCGATAGTGGAAGGCGGCCATGCGGATCACGCCGTGGCGCAGCGCCTCGGGCAGATCGGCCCATTCGCGCGCCATGCCTGCGGTGAATTGCACCGCGATGCGTCCCGCCGCGCCGGGATTGACGATCCGCACCCGGCCCGCGCCATCGGCGTCAAGGTCCAGGGCATAGCTGGCCAGCGGCAGGGCAAAGCGCGCGCCCTCCGCCGGAATGCCCTGCACGGCGGTGATGGCCTGGACGGGCCGCGCCGCCAGCCCTTGCCAGCCCGGCAGGACCGGCAGCACCTCTTCGCACCCTTGCTGCAAGGGCATCAGGCCGGTGAAGCCTTCGCACAGGTCCAGCGCCGTGCGCAGCAGCGCGACCAGCTGCGCATCATCCGCAGGTGTGGTGATGCCCAGCCAGTCCTTCAGTTCGGCCAGGGCCGCGGGCGCAAGCGCGGCAGGCGTGACGATAGCCCGCTTCATGGCGGTCTCCCTGTTAGTTTCAGCAAAAGGAACGGGGCCGGCGGTTCAGACCGGCCCCGGACTGGATCAGGCAGAGACGCGCAGCAGCTTGATCGCGTCGCTATCCAGCACCTGGCCGCCCACGCGCTTGGTCGCGTAGAAGTTCACGAACGGCTTGTTGGTGAAGGGATCGCGCAGGATCGTGGTCGCGCGGCGCTCGGCAATCAGATAGCCGTTGCGGAAATTGCCGAAGGCGATCGGGCAGGCATTGGCGGCAACGTCCGGCATGTCCTCTGCCTCGATCACCGGATAGCCCAGCAGACGCGCCGGCTGGCCGTCCATGATCCCCGGCTGCCACAGGAACGAGCCATCGGCGGCCTTGAACTTGCGCACCGTGGCCAGGGTCTTCGAATTCATCACGAAGACCGCGCCCTGGCGGTGTGCTGCCTTCAACGAGTGGACCATGTCGATCAGCTTCAGTTCGGGCGACGCGTCGAACGTCGTGGCATTGCCGGTGACCGAGTGTTGCAGCGTACCGAACGGACGCGCGGCATCGCCCGCCGTGCTGGTCGGCGCATTCAGGAAGCCGCGCGGCTGGCTGGTGCCGGTGCCGTTGATGAAGGCCGCGCCTTCGGCCTTGGCAAACTCGGTGGCGATTTCACCTGCCAGCCATTCCTCAAGGTTGAAGGCCGCGTCGTCCAGCATGGCCTGGCTCGCCGCCGGATTGGCGTAAAGCTCACCCATCGGCGGGGCGATTTCGTTGAACTTGGCCGTGCCGGTTTCGGGCCGCGCCGCCGTTTCGCTGACCCAGCCAGAGGTGGTTCCGCTCGACGAAACCAGCTTGCGATAGCCAGAGGTTCCGACCTGCACGACCTGTGCAATCGCGCGGATCGGGCTGATTGCCTTCAGCTGAGCGGTAATCATGGCGTCGATTTCGCGCGGGACGGCAAAGCCGCCGTCCGCGGGCACCGCGCCGTTCACCGATTTCAGTTCGGTTTCGCGGCCATGGCGCAGATAGCCATCGACGAAGCCTTTCAGCTCCAGGCTCTGCCCTTCGCTGCCGGACAGGGCAGGGCGCAGGGCAGCGCGGCCGACCTTGTCGAGGCGCGACTTCACTTCATCGACATCGCTGCGCAGGACCGACAGGGCCTGTTCGGCGGCGTCCTGGCGGGCGACCAGATCGAACGAGGTTTCAAGCGGATCGGGGGTCTGTTCAATATCCATGGATGGGCCTTTCTTCTTGGGTTTCCTCCCCCCAGGGGGAGGGACGGGAGGGTTGGGGGGAGGAACTAGGCAACCAGATGCACGCGCGCGGAGTGCTGCATCGGGTGGGTGACCAGGCTGACTTCGAACAGGTCGATCTCGGTCAGGTCGCGGCCCTGGGGGGCCAGCGTGAAGGCGCGGGCGCGGTAGCCGAACGACAGGCCCGAAACGGCCCCACGCTTCAGCGCCGCAGCGGCGCCGCCCAGCGGATTGTCCAGCACGGCAATCACCCGCAGCCCGCGCCGGTCCTCCGCAGCGGCCTGGACCCAGCCGATCCGCAGATCGGGGCGGTGCTGCCACAACAGGGGGAGCGGTTCGCTGCGCTCGGCCAGGGTCCGGGCAAAAGCGCCGGGCTGGATCGCGTCGCGTCCGGCGTCGCGCTTGCCGAACAGGGCGGCATATCCGGCCAGCCTCATTTCAGCAGCCCGGTCGCGCCGGTGCGAAAGGCAATGCCGAGCAGCAGCAGGACCAGCGCCCCGCGCACCAGCCAGGTCAGCGCCGCTTTCCACGCGCTCGACTTGGCATCGCGCCAGGCCTGGAGCAGCTGCCGCAGTTCGGACAGGTCGATCTGGGCCGAAGGATCGGCGAGGCCCATGCGGCTTAGCACGCGTTCGGCGCCCAGCTCGCTGGCCTCTTCGATGATCGCGCGCAGGGTGACCAGTTCGGCGCCCTGATCCTCAGCCTGGGCGACGAGGCGGGCGACCATTTCATCGCGGTTCATGATTTGTTCCTTCCATCTCAGGATTCAAGCCGAGCATCGCGCGCTTTTCCGCATCGCTGAGGAAGCTGGCCGTGCCGACCTGCGCCCACAGCCGTTCGCGGTCTTCGGTCAGGGCGGGAATCCGGTCGAGGTCGATGGCCAGCTTCTCGCCCGGAAACCAGGTTTCCAGCCCTTCGCCCAGCGCGCCGAGCAGCTTGCTGGCGAGCGGCAGCAGGGTCAGCCGCCACAACGCGCGGTTGGCCTCGCGGTAATTGGCATAGGTTGCATCGCCGGGCAGGCCGAGCAGCATCGGCGGCACGCCGAAGGCCAGGGCAATGTCGCGCGCGGCGGCGGCCTTCAGCGCGGCAAAGTCCATGTCGGCGGGCGACAGGCTGAGCGGCTGCCACTTCAGCCCGCCTTCCAGCAGCATGGGCCGCCCGGCATTGGCGTGCCCCGCATAGGCCTGGGCCAGTTCCTGCCGCAGCCGGTCGAACTGATCGGCGGACAGGCTGGCCCCGTCGCCCGGATCATAGACCAGCGCGCCCGATGGCCGCGCCGCGTTTTCCAGCAATTGCCGGTTCCAGGCTGCAGCGGCATTGTGGGTCAGAACGGCCTCTTCCGCAGCAGCCAGGCAGCCCGCGCCGTAATGATCGTCCGCCGGGTGGAAATAGCGGATGTGGATCAGGTTGGGCGAGGCATGCTCGTCCAGCAGCGGGATGGTCAGGGCCGTCTCGCCCACCTTGTAGCCATAGGCGCTGGGCCAGCCGTCCGCCCCGGCGATGACGCTGACCCGCTCGGGCCGCAGGGCGAACAGCTCGACCGGCTGGCCCGCGCCGTCCTTGATCACCTGGACATAGGCATTGCCGTGAAGCAGCAACTGGCTGGCCAAGGTCTCCAGCAGCGATTGCCCCGCGCTGGTGGCGCTGACCAGTGCGGCCAGCCGGGGGTGCGTGGGGGCCAGCGGCGCGCCGCCGATCCCCTCGGCTACCAGCCGCACCGCGCGCTGCGCCACCGGATTGTCGACATAGCCCCGCTTGACCGCGCGGACATAGTCAAACGGCGCCCGCGCGGATCCTTCGGCATGGAACCAGGGCGAAACAAAACTGCGCGTCAAAGGCACGCGCGAACCCGCCCCGCCCTTAAAGGCGGCAGCCAGCGTTTGCAGGAAGGACATGGAAGGCCTTTCGGTTTCTTGGAGTCTGTTCAGTTCGAAAAGGCAGGCGGTTCTTAGGGAATAACCCCATGAGAACCCTTGGAAATAATGCAACTCTGCCGCAAAAACGAAACCCCCGGAGGGCCTTGCGGCTGTCCGGGGGCTCTATCAGTCCAAGGCCGTTTGATTCAGTGACAACCTCGGCTCACAACAGTTCAATAGCTTCGTACATATGAATGATCAACAACCGGTTGACGCGTGGTTCGGCGAGATTGAGGCGGCGCTCTCTGAAGAGAGAATGCGGACCTATCTCTATGCTGCAGGGCATAACCGGTCGAAGGCTTTGGCGCTGTATCTCTGGAATGCGCGGATCGGCGATGCGTTCCATCTCCCCATCCAGGCGGTTGAGGTTGCACTGCGCAATGCGATCAACCGCGCGCTTTGCAAGGAATTTGGCCAAGCCTGGTGGAATGCAGAACGCTTCACGCAAATGCTGGATCAGGACCGCGCGAATGATCTTGAACTGGTCAAGCGGCGGATCACCAACCGCAAGCTGGCGCTGACGAACGGTCAAATCGTTGCTGGTCTATCCTTTGGATTCTGGGTCGGGATGCTGCAACCTCGATATAACCCTGCCTTCTGGAGCAAACATATACAGTCAGCCTTCCCCGGACTGCCGCAAGGCAGGGGGCGCAAGAGTCTGGCAGCGGCGGTTGCCCAGATCGCCACCCTGCGCAACCGGATCTCGCATCATGAGCCCTTGCTGAAGCGGGATCACTTTCGGGATTACGCCCTTGTGATGGAAACTCTGTCATGGATCTGCCCTGCCAAATCTAACTGGATCAAACCTCATTGCAGGGTCACGGACCTGGTTCGCGACAAGCCTAAAGGTTAATTCTTACCCTCGGCTCCTTCCCCCGCTTCAGCATCAGCTCCGTCAGCGCCCAGACGCAGGCGTCGGCGCGGTCGGGGGAGCGGCCGGGGCCTTCGTAGCCGCCGCCCGCCATCAGGCCGCAAAGCTGGTCTTCCAGCTGCGGGAACTGGCCGCAGTGTTTGACCCGGCCTGCTTCGTATAGCGCCGCGACGGGTTCGGCGCGGGCGGTCTTGCCGCGGCTGGCGTGGACCAGCCTCAGCGGCAGCGACAGGTCTGCCGCGCGCAGCACGCTGGCGACCATGGCGCCGCCCTGGTTGGCCTCGGCCACGATCCGGTCGGCGCGCCATTTCTCCGCCGCATTGGCGACGGCGCGGGCCCATTTTTCCGGGCTGGCCTTGTCCACGCTGCAATCGGCCAGCACCCGGCCCAGGCCGTCCTGGCCCAGGGCGCAGACGACGATACCGCAAGCGTCGCCCTGGGCCGAGGCGGGGGGGTCGACGGCGATGACGATCCGCGCCGCCGGGCTGGACGGGGCCGCTTCGCGCGCCTGTTCCAGCAAGGGGCGCGTCCACAGCGCGCCGGGCAGGTCCTCGATCAGTTCGCCGTCCAGCTCCTGCCGGCCGAGCAGCGATTTGCCATAGCGGCGCGTGACATCGCGCAGGAACCGGCCGGACAGGTTGTCGCGGTTTTCATCGGTCCTGCCGTGGACAAGCGCGAGCTGTTCCTCCGGTTCGGCCAGCAGGCGGCGCACCAGCGGCACGGCGCGCGGCGTGGTGGTGGCCAGAACGCGCGGCTGTTCGCCCAGGCGCAGGCCCAGCATCAGGTTGTCCCAGCAGCGTTCGGCGCGGCTGTTGACGTTCTCCCACTTGGCGATCTCGTCGCACCAGGCATGGCTGTGCTGCGGGCCGCGCAGCGATTCCGGCTCGGCGGCGGAATAGAGCGTGGCCTGCGCCCCATTGCCCCAGGTCAGGCGGCGCAGCGAGGGTTCGAACTGCGGCACCTGGCCCGGCGGGCAAGCGGCCAGGATGCCGCTTTCGCCTTCGACCATCACCGCGCGCACTTCGCCCAGTGAGGCGCCGACCAGGGCAAAGCGCGCCTCTGGCTGCGACTGGCAGGTGGTGCGAACCCATTCCGCCCCGGCGCGGGTCTTGCCGAAACCGCGTCCGGCCAGGACCAGCCAGGTGGTCCAGTCTCCCGGCGGCGGCAATTGCCGGGCCCGCGCCCACAGCTTCCAGTGATAGCGGAATTCCAGCCGCTCCTCGTCGGACAATTGCCGCAGCGCCGCCAGGCGCGCCGGTTCGTCCAGATCGAGCAGGGCATCCAGCAGGTCATGGTTCGACATCGGCATCCGGTCCGGCTT